ACCTCGACTGCCGTTGCGTATCCGACCGACCCCTGCGCCGTTTCTTCCCCACCCCGCAGCCGGCACGCCTCGTGTAAGTCGCCTGCAAAACCGTGGCCGCGTTTCGGCATGCGGCCTTCATTGATCGCAAGTGGCGTGACGCATCGCGTCAGCGCATCGCTTGCGATTTCCATACCACTGTCAAACCAGGGAAATTTAATGGCAGACGTCACCGACGTACAAAATGTGCTGGTTGGGCTGATTTCCGCATGGATCTATCCAAACGGCAGTGCGAACCCATCAGCCTTGGGCTTTCCAGTTCATGTGAGCTCGGGGTGGCCGGTTATGGCCAACATTAATCAAGACCTCGCGGTCGGCATCGCGGACATTACGATCTACGGAACCGACTTCGAGACAAACACCACACGCTACGTCGAGCGCTGGCAGACCCAAACACCGGTCACGCCGACCCTGACGCTAAGTGCGTCAGGTCGAACCATCACGGTGGGCGGCACGCTACCTGTGCCGTATGTCCAGCAAAATCTCGCCGTCTTTGTGAATGATGTTCCCTACACCTACGCGGCACAATCGACCGATACACCCACGACGATTGCCACCGCCCTCGCCACACTGATTGCCGCCGCAGTGCCCGGCACCAGTAGCGCCGGACAGCTCATCACATTGCCGGCGGGCGCACTGCTGGGCGCTTTGCGCGTAGGTGGAAGCGGCAGCACGATCAAGGAAATCCGGCGCCAAAACCGGCTCTTCAATATCGGCATGTGGGCCAGTACCGCCGCGCAACGCACCGCTATCGCCAACTTGATCGACCCGTTACTGGCTGATTTGCGAGGCATTTCGATGCCCGATGGCTTCACCGCAAGAATCGTCTATCGCAATAGTCCACAACGCGACCTCAGCGACAAGACTCCCATATTCCAACGCGATCTTTGCTACTGGATCGAATTTGCGACGACGAAAACGCAGAACACCGCACAAGTCGTGGTCGGCAAATTCAACGTTCGCGATGCGAACGGAAATTTACTTTCAACAGCCTCAACTTAGGAGTGCAACATATGTCAGATCAAGAAAAAATCGAGGTGCAAGCAGCCGCCGCGCCGTTTCATCTCGTCGTGATTCATCAATTCGGTTTTAACGAACGCGGCACGCGTATTGCCGACCCCGTTCAGATCGCCGAAATCCTTGCGGGTGAAAACGCGCATTGCTGTCACAAAGTAGCCGTGCAATAAGCGCTACTCCCTTATTAACCCAAATCAAGTCGCCCGCCGGGCGGCTTTTTTTATTGGAATCCATTAAATGATTTACCAGCTTGGACAATTGAACAGCACCGCCCTCTCCGCTCCGGGCATCTATTTGCAAATTCAACCGCCGCCCACCATCGTCAACGGCGTCCCCTCCAATCTGCTGGCGCTGGTCGGCGTAGGTTCATGGGGCCCCGTCAATGCGCCTGTGCTGGTCGGTGCACCAAGCGATGTCAGCAATTACCTCGGCGCGATGCAAGTGCGCAAATACGATGTTGCGACCGCAATCGACGTCGCCTTCAAACAAGGTGCAACGGCCATCATGTATGTGCGCGTCACGGACGGCACGGATATGGCAGCCACCGCCACCTTACTCGATACCGCAGGCACGCCGGCAATCGGCGCTACGCTCACGGCCATTTATACGGGCACGGGCGGCAACGCCATGACGGCCTCGCTGTTGACGGGCACCAAGACGGGCACTTTCAAGCTCGTGATCACCCGGCCGGGCGTCACACCGGAAGTGTTCGACAATATTCCGGGAACGGGCGCGGTACTCTGGAGCAATCTGGTGAACGCGGTCAACAACGGCCAGTCGAATGTGCGCGGCCCGTCGCAACTGGTGGTCGCCAGCATCGGCCCGTCGGTTGCAGCGCCGAACATCAGCGCCAGCGCCGCATTTGCGGGCGGTCTGGACGGCACCGCAGCGGTCACGGACGCCACCTTAGTCGGCACCGACACGCTGCCGCGCAAGGGCATGTATGCACTGCGCTCCAGCGGCGCGCAGGTCGGCGCACTCATCGACCACAGCGACTCGACCGCCTGGAGCACCATCCTCGGCTTCGCGCTGCAAGAAGGTATCTATATGGGCGTGCAGGCTGCGCCTGGACAGTCGTATAGCGCGGCCTCGGCACTGCTGAATAGCGCCGGCGCCGATGGTTACGGCATCAAGGTGCTGGTCGGCGATTGGATCACCTATTACGATGCGGTGAACAAGCAAAACCGCCTGCTTGGCCCGACGGTGTTTTGGGCGGCCAAACAATCTGCGCTGGCACCGCACCTGTCCAGTCTGAACAAGATGCTGACCGGCATCGTCAGCACCCAGCGCACCGCGCAGAAATTGCCGTATAGCGGCGCGGAAGTCGGCGCGGCAAAAATCGCCCGACTCGACCTGATCACCAATCCATCGCCGGGCGGCAATTACTTCGCCATGCAGACGGGGGTCAATGCATCCAGCGATCCGGCCACCAACGGCGACAACTACACGCGCATGACGAACTACCTCGGGCTGACGCTTGCGGCTGCGTTCGGCAAGGTCATCGGTCAGAATCAAACCACCGATTTGCGCCGCGACGTGCAAACCGCGATGCAATCGTTCTTGTCCAACTTGTGGCGCCAGAACATGATCGGCGATGTGAATAACCCGACCACTGTGCCTTATACCGTCGAAATCGATGCAGCGAACAACCCGAGCCAGCAAGTGGCCAACGGTTATATGCAAGCCGATGTGTCGGTCAAATACCTGTCGGTAATCTTCTACTTCCTGATCAACTTGCAGGGCGGCCAAACCGTCGTGATTCAAACGCGCAGCGCCGCTGCCGCGTAAGCATTTTCTCCAACTTACCGAAAAGCCCGTAGAGCGGGCTTTTCTCTTTCCAGGGCTTAGATATGTCTTTGAATGGCTTTTCCGTTGGGCGTGATATTGCGCTCAACATTCAAACTCCGACGGGTGGTCTGTCACTCAACCTCATTACGAAATTCAGCGCCAAACCCGAAACCACCGATAAAAAGGTCAAGGGTATCGATGGCCGGACTCGCCATCTGAGTTTCCCGGATGGCTGGTCCGGGAGTTTCGAAGTCGAGCGGCAAGACAGCACCATCGACGACTTTTTCGCAGCCCAAGAAGCCAGTTATTACAACGGCAAAAGCGTCACCGCCAGCACCATCACCGAAACCATTACCGAAGCCTCGGGTGCGGTGTCCCAGTATCAGTTCACCGGCGTGATCTTCACGTACGACGATGCAGGCGATTGGTCCGGCGACGATAGCGTCAAGCAAAAAATCAAGTTCTATGCCGAAACCCGTATCAAGGTAGCGTAATGACCAAACTCAATGTCCGGACCCAGGGTAAAACGCCCTCCCAGGAACTGATCGCGAATACGGTTGCCGCGGTAGTCGTCACGACCGCCGCCGGCAGCAAGATCACGCTCAAGAAACCGGGAGTCTTGTCGCAATTTCGCCTGGTAAGAATGCTGGGCGATGCGGCTAAAAACCAAGTGTATGTCGGCATGGTGATGCCGCTGACCTACATTATCGAAATCGACGGTCATCCGGTGGCTTTCCCCAACAGCGAACGCGAGATTGAGGCACTCATTACGCGTCTCGATGAAAACGGCGTGACGACCGTGATGGAAGGGGTGCAAGCTCATTTCGGCGGCGAGGATGCTGAGCAGGTACAGGAAGAAATAAAAAACTAGCCACGTCTGTCCCGGTCGGCGAAGCGCTTTGGCTGGTTAAAAACGGTGTCCCGTTCGATGTTGCGTTTGCGCTGGATAGCACGACCCGCGCTGCGTTTGCGATCAAATTCTCCGAATTTGAAGGGCACCGTTTCAATTATCAAACCATGTCTTTTGAGGAGTCCAAATGAGCACCCTTCAATTTACAAGCCTGGGCAAATTCGCCGCCCACCTGCTGACTTTGCAGAACAGCATTGCGGATGAAATGGAGTTGGGACTGACTCAAGTCGCGCAACAGCTCACCGCGACCATGCTGGACGAACTGCTTACTTTGCAGCAAAGCTCGGACACCGATCCGACCACCGGCATTCCGCTTACGACCTCGCCGGCGACGGCTACAAGCGCAAGCGGCGCGTCATCGCCAGCCGCATCCGGCGATTCCGTGCAGGTCACGCAAGCCTTGCGCGACTCGATCGGCAGCGTGGTGACAAGCGACACGCTCGTAATCGGCTCGGACAGCGATACGGCGGTCGATCTTGAACTTGGGACAGACACCATCCCGCCCCAGCCCTTCCTCGGGCCGGCGGTTATACAAAACGAGGATCGCATCAAGGAGTTGCTCGGCCATGCGCTGGCCGCAGGATTATTAGGTCGTACGGAAGTTCCGTCGGTCTGACCCACGCACCGCGCGCAACCGGCTCCTCCGAGATATAAGCCCACAGTACATCGCTTCAGAAAAATAGCTGCATGACCCCGGCACGCATGTTTTGACGTTTCTCAACGTCGCTCGACACGCGCTCGCCGGGCCTCCGGCTGCGCGCACGTCCCGAGGTGGACCGCGGCAGCATGAGGTCGCCCGCAGCGACGCCAGGACGTCGCGCTGGCACAGCATGCATCGACTCAATTCTGAGGCTGCATTTAAAGGACGGTTTCATGTACGAAGCCTTCAAAATAGGCGTTAGCATCGGCCTCATCAACAATGCGTCACTGGGGCTGGCCGCATTATCCAAAGATTTTTCAAAAGCTGAGGCACAAGCCTCACTGCTGCAAAAACGCATCGACGCCTTACAGAATTTAGGAAAAATCGGCAGCTCGATGATGAGCTTTTCGAGCAGCATCAATGTCATGCTCAAAGCGCCGTATGAAGCGGCAAAAGCATCCGAGCTGCAACGCCAGAAAATCACAGCATCCAAGCTACCGCCGGCTACTCATGCGCGGATCTATCCCCAAGCGCATACGCTGGCGCAGAGCAAAACCGGCTCGACAAGCAGCGATAACACCGGTTTCATCGGAACTTTGCTGAGCGCGCTCGGTAACCTGCCGCAAGCACTGCAACTTTCCGGCAAGCACCAAAAATCCTCTCGTGCCGCGCCCGTTAAAAATCACGGAAAATCCGTAGAAGGACGAGCCGGCAACGCGGCCAAAGCAAAGGGGAAACGCGGTGCGCACAGCGCCGGCAAAGCCTATGCAAGCTTTGACCCGGAATCTCTATACGCGAAGTTCGCGGCCTATATACAGGCAAAGAGTACGTCCGTCGTCGGCACTCATGCCACCGCCTATATGGGCAGCATGGTGAAAAGCCACATGGGCAAGCGCGGTTCCGGTACCCGCAGCGGCGCCAGCCCCCTGATTAACCGCGCACAGGAATATAGTCAGCATACCAAATCGAAACAGAAGCGCAACACGGCAAACGGTGTCTTGGCTCACGCGGCGAAAACACCGAAAGGCGCTAAGGGTCAAGCCGCAGCGCCCCGGCAAAATTTCCTGACAGCGATAAATGGGTTGCCGGTGCCTGCGATTACGGCAGGCTTGCAACAGTTCTCCGATGCGCTAACCAGCCTCGCTCCTATCGTAGCCAAGCATCCCGCTCTGGTCAAAGCTCTCGCCTATTCATTGACCACCTTGCAGGCGGCGATGACGATCGGCGAGAACGTGATGAATGCCATCTCGATGTTCAACGAACTCGCAGGGATCTTGGGTGAAATCAGCAGCGGAGCGAGTAAGCTCACCAAGATAGGGGAAATCGGCGCCGGCGTTGCGAAACTGGCGAGCTCATTCTCGCTGGTCGGCCGTGGCCTGACCGTACTGCGCAGCGTTGCCTCGATCGTCTCGGTGGCATTGGAAGTACTCGCTATCGCCGGTCGCGCCTTGTTCGCCACGCCGATCGGCTTGGTGATTATGGCCATTGCCGCCGCGGCGTACTTGTTATGGCGCAACTGGGGCACCATCGGACCCATGTTGTCCGCGACTTGGGACAAGATAAAAAACGGCTTCGAAAGTTTCGTAGGCGGGATAAGCAGTATCTGGAACAAGCTGACCAGCCTCTTACCGTCATGGATGCACCACGACGACACAGCAAAATCGCCGACCTTGTCAGACGCTGCGCCCCCCGTCACAGCACACGATGCGGCAGTCACACGTGCGGCGAGCAAAGGCAAATCGCTGCTGCCCGCAGGCTTGCAACACAGCAAGGCAACGCCGTTGTCGGCCCACGCTGCTGCAAAACAGACGGCAGCGACCACACCAGCACCTGCAGCGAGCGCAACCACACCACAGCAATCGCAATATGTGCGCGGCGCCGCACAGCAAGCGATTTTGGTCGATGCCAAGCTGTATTTGACTCGCACGGGTCAAACGGAAATTGCTAGAAGCACTGCACAGATTATTTCAACCGGCATCGCGCGCCCCATGGGCAGCGGCACTTTCGATACCGGCTTACATGCCCTAACACCTGCGATGGCTTAATCACCATGCCTACAATCACGCTACAACTTGGCGATGTTCAGTTTAGCGAAACTGAAATCCCTGAAAATATCAAGATCGGTACTGAACACCGTACCTCGGTTCATAAACTGATCGGCGGGCATCGCGAAGTAAATATGCTCGGCCCCGATCATGCACCGATCGAATGGTCCGGCTATTTCATCGGCAGCAATGCCTATGCGCGCGCCAGACTGCTGAAGCAGATGTGCGATACCGGCCTGCCGCTAAGCCTCACCTGGTCGCAATTTAATTATCAAGTCGTTATCAGTCACTTCGAAGCCGATTTCGAACGCGACTATCAATTGCCATACAGCATCACCTGCCTGGTATTGCAGGATTTGACGGCACCGCTGCCCAGCGCGAAAGCCCCGGGCCCGGATGCCGTGCTGGCTGCCGACAACAAAACAGTCGATGACCTGGCTCTGTTGATCAATCACCCCGAGATCTCCAAGGCGATTTTGAATGTGACTCAAACAGTCGATCAGATCTCCAGCATCGCCACCGCAGCCACCGGCAAAATCAGTCAGGCCATTACCTATATCCATACCGCGCAACAGCAAGTGCAAACGGTGATTGCCTCGACCGAAAAAACCCTGAGCAATATTTCGACGCTGGGTGGAATCTTGCCGAACAATCCGGTGGCGCGTAGCGTTTCCCGGCTGTCCGCGCAAGTCAATGCGATTACCAGTCAATCAAATCTGGTGAAATTGAATGGTGTGTTGGGACGCATGACAAAAACCCTGGGTCAGGTTAATCAACGCGTCAAAATCATTCAGAGTGGCGCAGACAACCTTTACAGCATCGCATCCAAGGCCTACGGCACGGTCAGCGGCTGGACCGAAATTCTCAAGGCCAATCCGCAATTAAAAGGCGATCCGCAAGTCCCGAACAACACTACCTTGGCGATCCCGCCATTCAATGGCGATGCGGGGGATGCCAACAGCGAGGATCTGATCTATGCCTAAGCCGATCGCACGTGCCGTACGCGGAGCAGTCAATGTAAACGGCACGCCACTGGCGGGCTGGCTGGAGTTCGAGGTCGAAAACAATGTGTATGCATCAGCCGATTCGTTCTCCTGCACATTTTCCGCCGCGCAGTTGCCCAAGGAACGCGATGCCAATTGGTTTTCCCAACAGCAGGATATGACTATCGAGCTGTTCGTCGGTTTTCCGGATAACACCGGTCAGGCGGCGCCAGGCAACTTGCCGAGTTGGATTTACGGCACGGTCGATGAAATTGACTACGACCCGGTCGAAGGTCTGATTGAAGTGCGCGGACGCGATCTGACACATCTGTTTATCGATGCCAAAACCACCGAGAAATTTCAGAACCAGACCGCTTCGCAAGTTGCGACTGCGCTGGCGCTCAGACATGGCTTGAGTACCCAGACCACGCCGACCAAAACACCAATCGGCAAATACTACGAAATCGATTCTGCGCACATCAACGATGCACGCACCGAATGGGAATTACTCAACTATCTCGCGCGCGTCGAGCAGTATGTGGTTTACGTACAAGGACAGACCTTGGTCTTCCAGCCACAGCCGACGCCAGATAGCGCTACACCCTACCCCGTCGTCTGGACACCGCCGAGCAAGACGCTGGGTTATGCCCAGGCGGCAGTGGAAAGCATCCGCTTCCAGCGCGCAACAACCCTATCGCACGGCGTGGTGGTCACAGTCAAATCGTGGAACGACGCCGCACAGCATGCATTCACCGTGAGTTACCCGCCTGCCCAGAGTCAATCAAAGAGCAGTGAAGCACCTCAGATGTATGCCTACTCGATTGCGAATATGACGCCACAGAAAGCCTTGCAACATGCGCAAGCCAAGTATCGCGAGATCATGCAACATGAAATGAAACTGAGCCTGACCCTGCCCGGCAACGACGACCTGAATCGTAATTCGGTGATTCAGGTAAGCGGCACGGGCACCGATTACGACCAGGCTTATTACCCGGATACCATCACGCGCCGTTTCAGTCTGGACCAAGGGTATCGCATGGAAGTGAATGCGAAGAATCATCACCCCGATTCGGAGCTCGGCGCATGAGATCCATCAATGCATTATCCAATGCGATGCGGCAGCAGGCCGAAATCTCAGCAGGCACCAAAGCACTGCCGCGCATGGGTCTGGTCAGCAGTTATGACCCCAACAAACACAGCGCCAAGATTCTTTGGCAACCCGATGGTATCGAGTCCGACTGGATGCCGGTCGGCGCCGTTGGCGTAGGCGCCGGATTCGGCGTGCTCTGCGCGCCCAATCTGGGCGATATGGTACTGGTCGAATTTTCCGAAGGCAGCAGCAACGCTCCAAAGATTGTCGGCCGCTACTTTTCCAATATCAACGTGCCGCCCAGCGTACCTTCCGGCGAAACCTGGATCGTTCACAAAAGCGGCTCGGTACTTAAATTTCATAACAGCGGCGTGGTCGAACTCGTGACCGCAGCCGATTTAAATGCCACCGTCGGCGGCAACCTAAATGCGACCGTCTCGGGCGCAGCCAGCTATACCGCCAGTTCGCATACCTTTACCGGCCCGGTCACGATGAAGGCGACGCTAAACGTCGCACAAGCCATCACAGGTCAAGGCGGTATGGCGATTTCGGGCGGCTCGGGCGCAGCGGTCACGGGCAATCTGAATGTCACCAACGGCAATGTCAGTGCCGACGGCATCGACCTGAAAACCCATACGCATAGCGACCCGCAAGGCGGTTTCGTCGGTGCGCCGCAGGGATAAAACCCGCATCACAGCAGGATAAATATGGACCTATTTCATTACTGGGGAGAGGATTTACAAGCCTCGCCCACCGGCGATCTTTCGCTGGCGGATATGAGCACTACGACCAAGCAGGAAATTCTGCGCGCCCTGATGACCAACGCGGCACTCAGCGATAGCGCGGGCAATCCGCTTACCGCGGCCGATTATCTGGACCATCCCGATTTCGGCGCAGGCTTGCCGCGACGTATCGGCGATCTGCTCGATCTCGGGCAGATCAGTGCGGTGGTAATGGGCGTCGTTTTGTCATTCCCCGAGGTATCTCGTTCTCCACGCCCGGTCGTCGATGTAACAGCGTTCAACGACGGCGCGACCATTTCAATACAGTACGTCGATACCGCCAGCGGCGGTTCCGAACTGCTTTCTTTTGACATCAAGCCATGACGGTACAAACTCAATCGTTTACACAAATCCTCCAGGGATTTGCCGCGACCGTGCAAGGCGCGGCGTCCACTCTCGTTAATTTTGTCGTCGGCTCGATTCTGCGCGCCGTCGGCGAGGGCGTTGCCTGGGTCTCGCTATGGCTGCAAGGACTGATCCTGCAAGCCATCGCCTTGACACGCGCCACCACCTCGAACGGCGCAGATCTCGATTCATGGTGCGCCCAATACGGCTTTACGCGCCTCTTGCCCAATGCCGCCAGCGGCGCTGTCAGTTTCGCGCGCTTCACCGCCACCCAACAGGCTGTGGTGCCGGTGGGCGCAATCGTGCAGACCGGTGACGGCTCCCAGCAATTTCAAGTGATTGCCGACACCACCAACCCCGCTTATAACGTCACGCTGAACGGCTTTGTACTTGCTGCCGGCATGTCCAGCATTCTGGCCACCGTGGTCGGCGTCACACCCGGCAATAACTCACTGAACCTGCCCGATGCCTCGGGCAATATTTCCGCCGGCACCATCACCCAGCTATATCAATCTATTCCCGGCATCGATACGGTCAGCAATCCACTCGCCTTCAGCAACGGCTTCAACGCCGAAAGCGATATGGCGATGCGCATTCGTTTTGTCTCCTACCTCGCGACCTTGGCCAAGGCGACCAAACTGGCAGTGGGCGCGGCCATCACCGCGCTTGGCGCAAACTTCACCTATACCTTGGTCGAGAATCTGAACTACGCAGACAACTCGCCTCATATGGGCTATTTCTATGCAGTGGTCGATGACGGCACGGGAGCGCCGCCCTCCACCACACTCTCGACCGTATATAACGCCATCGATGCAGTCCGGCCGTTCACCTCGACCTTTGGGGTATTTCCGCCGACGCTCCAACCGGTGGTGGTCGCCATGACGCTGACCACCAGCTCGACCACCAGCGCCGGACACGCCGCCACCGTGGCACTGGTCAGCACAGCCGTCACCACGTACATCAACAGCCTGGTACTCGGGCAATCGTTGTCGTACTTCAGGCTCAGCCAGATTGCCTTCGATGCCAGCAGCGACGTGATCGACATCTCCGGCTATACGCTGAACGGCGGTACGCTCGACGTGCCGGCGTCCAACCAACAGGTGATCAAAACCACTAGCGTAACGGTGATCTGATGGCGACCGGAGACCAAGCAGATATTTTCGCGCGCCTCAAAGCATTGATGCCGCGCGGTTGGTTCGGCGACAACTCACCCTTGCTAGATGCCATCCTGCAAGGCTGCGCCAATGCGTTGGCCGCGGTGTACCTCGCCTATAGCTACCTGCTGCTGCAAACCCGGATCCAGACATCCAGCGATGGGTGGCTCGATCTCAGTGCTGCCGATCACTTCGGCGAACAGGGTTTGCCGCGCAAGGTAAGTGAAGCCGATGCCAGCTATCGCAATCGGATTCTGGTGAACATCATTCGCGAGCGCGGTACCCGCAACGCCGTAACCAAGGTGTTGACCGATTTGACCGGGCGCGCGCCGACCATCGTCGAGCCGCAACGTCCCTCGGATACAGGCGCTTACGGCGGCCCCATGATCGGCTACGGATCCGCCGGCGCCTACGGCTCGATGTCGCTCAACTACCAGGCATTTGTCACGGCCTATCGCCCAATCGGTAGCGGCATTCCGTATGTCGCAGGCTACGGTTGCTCGACGGGCGGCTATTCGCAAGCGTCACAAGCCGAGTACGCGCCTTATGCCTCGATGCAAAACAGCGTCAGCGATGCCGACATTTATGCCGCCATCGATTCGGTAAGGCCGGCTGGAACGATTATCTGGACCCGCATCACCAGTTAAAAGCGCATCACGTAGACCCACCCAGACCCCGCTCCCGCGGGGTTTTTTTTATCTTTTGGAGAAATGCTTTGGACCGCACTATTATTTACCCCGGCGCCATTCCGCTTGAAACCGATTTGCTGAATACAAACCGGAACACTTTCACGGCATTGGGCTCGCTCGCACAAGATCTGTTCGGCACCAGCACGGTGTTTTCAGGTTTGAACTGCGTACCGACCGCCTTGGCGTCGATGTCGGTCAGCATCGCTCCAGGGCGGGTGTACGCTTTGCAAAACCGAGACAATACAGCCTACTCCTCGCTTCCTGCCGACACCGCACATCAGCTGATGAAGCAAGGTATCTTGCTCGATGCACAGACATTTTCATGCCCGGCACCGCAGACCTCCGGCTTTTCAGTGAACTATCTAATTTCGGCGAATTTTGTCGAGCAGGATGTCAGCCCGATCGTACTGCCTTACTACAACGCCACCAATCCGGCACAGGCCTTCAGCGGCCCACCCGCCAACGGCAACTCCAGCGGCGCGGCGCAAAACACCGTGCGTCAGAATACTGTGCAGCTCACGCTGACTCCCGGCGTAGCTGCCGCCACCGGCAACCAGATGACCCCGTCGGCGCCAGCCGGAGCCACACCGCTGTGGGTGATTACCGTAGCTTATGGTCAGACCTCGATCACCGCTGCGAATATCGCGGCTGCGCCTAATTCGCCGTTTGCGCCTACCGGAGGGTATTTTGCGGCGGTCGGCGAACGCTATAGCGGCATTCAGAACGTTGCCGGCAATTCGATTTTGACGACTGCGGCGCTCGGCGCGCTGGTTAATGTCACTGCGACCGGAACCACGCAGACGCTACCACCTGCTGCGAATTGTCCCAATGGCACCAGCATTACGATTGTCTATATGCAATCGAGCGGCTCGGTTAGCGTGGTACACAACGGCAACGATATCTTGGTGTTTGGCCAAGGGAATAGTACGAACAGTCTCACGCTGAATCCGGGTGAGGAAGTGCAGTTTGTGTCGAATGGGGTGAATAGTTGGGTGAGTGCCGGGCAGACGCTGTCGACGGGGGTGACTGCGGCGCAATTTGATAATAGTAGTAAGTTGGCGACGACTTCATTTGTGCAACAAGCACTGGGTGCAGTTTCCGGAGAAA